TGGCAAAGACCGCTGGCGGTGTCCGAACATACAAGCAAGGTTCTTCCACCTACCGGAAGCGGCAAGCGGAAGTGGCCGTCATGCGTGCCAGCGGGAAGTATTCGTCCGTGGAGATGGGAAAGGGCGGCGGATGGCTTGCTATTGAGAAGAGCCGCTTTCCACATAAACCGGAAGAAATAGAAGCCGCAAGGATTTTAGCAGACAAAGGTTATAAAGTCACGCTCATAAATGAAAGTGGAATGGAAAGGACACCGGACGGTTATCTGTTCAAGGCATCATTTGAACAGCGTACCCCACAAGGCGGAAGCTATAGAAATGTGGTGAAAGGACTTGAACACGCTAAAAAGAAATCGTCAGACATAGCAGTTTTGTATGATAAGCATGGTGTACATACCCGTTCTTCCATTGAAAAAGGGCTTTCACAGTATGAGTGTTTGAACAAGTACCGATTTAAGGAGATAATTGTAATATCAAAAGATGGACGTATACACAGACACAAACATAACACATAAAAAAGGAGGCGTGTCCGCATCCACAACCTCCTTCCGTATGCTTTCCTCACAATCCGACCGTGTATGCGGCACTCCCTCCCGATAATGTACTTGCAATACGTTGCTACAAAGATAAACATAATAACTTAAAAATAATAAAGAACATGAAAGTATTAGTCATAAATTACACGCATACGGCCAAAATTTGGCTTGATTTACCCGCTATTCCCGAAAAGGGAGAGTATTTGGAGTTCTCGGTATTGGATGGCTTGGAAGGACTTTCTCTCAAAGAGAAGAAGTTGGCAGAAGACAGCTCGGAGTTCATTGATGATGACAACGAAGAAAACGAATGCGGGAATCCCGTATATGTTGTGACCAATCGGACATTCTATAATAATGGAGTTGTTGAGTTGATAGTAAGGATGGAAGAATGGGTGTGAAATCAACGAAAAAACAACGATAATCCATGCCAAATCCGGAGAACGTCATAGGAAAGGGTAACAGATTTTCAAGCACTAACCAGCCGCAGCGCAGTGGCAGGAAGCCCAAACTGTACACCATCGCCAAGAAGTCCTACGGCATATCGCTGGACGAGTTCAAGGAAGTGGTGAACTACCTGTGGCAACTGCCCAAGGACGAGGTGAAAGAGATAGCCGAGCGGGGCGACACCCCCATTTGGATGGCGAACGTATGCCGCTCGCTCTACAAAGACACGGCAAAGGGCGTCATGAACACCCTACGCGAGCTTATACAACTTATGTTCGGCAAGGAAATAACCACCAAGGTAGACGTTACGACAAACGGCAAGGACATCGGGCAGCAGCTCATCTTCTCACCCACTCCACTCACCGAGCAGGACATCAAGGAAATAAAGGATATTCAGAATGGGAACGAAGAAGGTGGCATTGACCCCGGTATATCAGAAACTTGACGCGGCATACCGTTCAGGGCGGTACAACGTGTTCGTGTTGGAGGGTGGAAGTAGGTCAAGCAAGACATACTCCATCATACAGTTCTGGATACGTTACGCCCAAGAGCACACGGACAGGGAAAGGCGTGTCATCGTCTCCCGCCTGAAAGCGACGTGGATAACCGCCACCGTGCTGAAGGATTTCCTTGACGTGCTTAAAGATTACGGCCTGTATAACCCGAAGCAGCACAACAAGTCCGTAGGTGCGGGCGTATACAAGCTGTACACCACCGAATTCTGGTTTCTTGGGTTGGATGACGAGCAACGCATTCACGGAATGAAGTCGGATGCCTTTTGGATAAACGAGGCGGTGGAAGCCAGTTTTGACGATTACGCGCAACTGATGCAACGCTGCTCCGGCTTTGCCATTCTTGATTACAATCCAAGCTATGACGAACACTGGATATACGACAAGATATGCAAGCGCGAGCGTACCCGGTACATGCACTCCACCATGCTTGACAACCCTCTTATACCGGATAACGCCAAAGAGCAGATACTGTCGTACGAACCGACAGAATACAACATCGAGCACGGCACGGCAGACAAACGGAAATGGCAGATATACGGACTCGGCAAACGAGCCTCGTTGGAAGGTCTGATATATGAGAACTGGGGATATTGCAAAGAGATACCGAAACAACTGCGGCACAGAGGATACGGCATGGACTTTGGTTTCTCAATAGACCCCACGGGTATCGTTGATTGCGCATTCAACGAACTGACCAATACACTATATATCGACGAGATGTGCTACAACACACGCATGGAGGCGGCGGACATAATACAGTTTTACAAACGCTGTCCTCGGTTGCGCATAATGTCTGAAAGCGCGGATCCTCGCCTGATAAGCGAAATAAGCAACGCAGGGCTTGAAATATATCCTGTAATAAAAGGACAAGGCAGCGTGGAGGCATCAATATCGGTCATACAAGGATACAAGATGCTTGTCACCGAACGTAGCGTCAATCTTATAAGGGAGTTGAAAAACTACACATGGGAGTTTGACGACAAGGCAAAGAAATTCATAAACCAACCGGCAAAAGGACAGGCAGACCATCTGCTCGATGCTTTTCGCTATTGGGTGATGGGGGAGATTATGGGCAAATACAAGAAGCACACGGACTATTCAGGATTATTCTCACATTAAATTTTTTATGATATGGCAAAAACAGCAGGAGGAGTACGCACATTACATAGGCATAAACATAATAAATAAAAAAGACGGCATCAAAAGACACCGTCAATGTAGCGCTCACTGGAATAAGCTACCTCCTGAGTGAGTGTCGAAAATACCGACCTTACGACACGAGTGGTTCATCCATTCCCTATCTCGGACTTTCAGTATGATGCAAAGATACAAATAATAAATCAAAAAGCAAATAAATATGAAAGACATTAACGAAGTGCTCGCCCTGCAAGACATCAACCAGAAGATATACTACCTCAAGAGAGGCAGGAAAACCGAACTTCCCGATGCAGTAGGGCTGTACAATGACTGGAATCCAAACAGACACGAGATTATAACCGATAAGGTAAAATATCCCGACATTAAGATCGTGACAGAACCGGCACGTGACGAATTCGATGACAAATCGGGCAAGACCGTACATATAGAAGCCAAGAAGAAAACGGTGGAGGCAAACCGGATTGCTCTGCCGCTGGAGCAGGATATATGCAACATCCATACAGCCTTTACTGTCGGAATAGAGCCTAAGATGGACTGCGAGCCGGACGGGGACGAACAAGCCCTGTTCTCGGCACTGAAGCAGGTATTGAAAACCAACAAGATAAAATACCAGAACAAACGCATCGTGAGGTCATGGCTGTCAGAACAGGAATGCGCGGAATATTGGTATGTGGTGAAAGATAACGGATTTTGGTCTAAACTAAAGCGTAAGGTTGCCGCATTATTCGGACATTCCATGCCGGAATACAGACTGAAGAGCACAATATGGTCACCTTTCCGTGGCGACACATTGTATCCGTTTTTCAATGAAGAAGGTGATCTTGTGGCTTTCAGCCGCGAATACAAAAAGAAAGACATTGAAGGTAATATCCATGAGTGCTTTATGACAGTCACAACCGAGAAGGTTTATCAATGGGACACCTCAAACGGTCATGAAGAACAGCATGAGTTCACACACGGCTTCAAGAAACTGCCTGTGATATATTGCTACCGTCAGGAGTCTTATTGCGAGAAAATAAAGACACTCCGTGTAAGGCTGGAGAAACTGCTGTCAAATTATGCCGACTGCATAGATTACCATTTCTTCCCTATTCTGATGCTGTTCGGACGGGTGGAGCAGTTATCCGGAGAATTTAAAAACAGGATTGTGAATCTGTTGGGTGAAAACGCAAATGCCCAATATCTGACATGGAACCAAGTCCCAGAAACGGTAAAGTTCGAGGCAGAGACACTGACCAACCAGATATATACCATGACAAACACACCGCGAATATCATTTGACACATTACGCGGCACCGGTAACGCTCTGTCAGGAGTGGCTTTTGACTACGTATTCCTTGCTACACATTTAGCCGTACGCAATCATGCCGAGGTAATAGGTGAGTTCATGCAACGCCGCGTGAATTTCCTTGTGGATGCTCTCGGCGCACTGAACACATCGCTCGAGGAAGCGGCAAAGACGATAGATATTGACGTTGACATAGTCCCATACAGGCTGGACAATATAGATGACATGGTTTCGACAGCAGTGAAAGCCGTTAGCGGCGGTGTATGGTCGCAGAAACACGGTATACTTTTCGCTGGCAATCAAGACAGAATAGAAGAGGAACTTGATCAAATACAAAAGGAACAGGAGGAAAGGCAACAACAAGAAATTGAGAAGGAGAGGCAATTGTCGCAGTTCAGACGAAATAATGCATTATATACAAATTCAAAATAAAAAGCAGTCACGCTTTATATCCATCAGTATAAAACGCCTTTGAGAGGATGTGCCGGTTCGGTGCATCCTCTAATATTATGCTTGAAAAACACAAAAAACAGCACAATCGGGATATTATACCATCCTTAAAACAACTTTTCTCATTATTATCGCTCACTTATTGTATTTTAGCAAAAGTTTTCAGGATAACAAATTTCATACAGTATGACAATCTTTGAACAAATCTTGGCAGGACTACAAACGAAGTTTGCGGGTGTGGACACTGCCACATTAACCCGAATCGCCACGAAAAAGGCGGAGGGCGTGACGGACGATACGAAGGTGAACTCAATCATTGAGGGCATCAGTTTTTCGGACGTGTTGAACAACTACGGTGATTTCCGTGCAGGACAGGCACAAGTATCGGCAGTCTCCAACTACGAGAAAAAGCATGGACTGAAGGACGGGAAGCCCATAGGGGAACCAGAACCGCCGAAGCCGGACGAAAAAACAGACATCGCAAAGATGATTGCCGACGGCATCACAGCAGCCATGAAACCTTTCTCCGACAAGATAGCCCAATATGAGGCACGCGAGGCGCAGGCGCAGCGCAACGCGCAAATCGCATCGGTGGCGAAGAAGTACGGTATTCCCGATTTCATGCTGAAAGACCGCACCATCCCTGAAAACACGGACTTGGACGCTTATTTTAAGGACGTGAAGCAGGAGTTCACCAATGCGGGATTTCAAGAGAACAAAGCCCCTGAGACATCAGAACAACGCATCGCAAAAGAAAACCACGAAATAGCAGAAATGATTGCCAAGGGGACTGAAGAAATTGCAAAACAAAATCAGTAAAAAAATAGAAAATCATGTCAGCAGGATATAAATTTAATCTTAAACCGATTGAAAAGGTGATGCCGGAGATGTGCCGTTTTGAAACTGTATATCGCTATTCCGGAGGATTCAATCTGGTGTTGGACAATCTGACCGGAGTGGAAGCCATACCTCCTATGACACCGCTTGTACTTGACTTCAAGACCAGGAAAGCTACAGCGGTAATCAACATAGAAGTGGCTGAAGAATATACTTCCGGCACGAGTATGAAAATCAAGAAAGGGTCGCTGGCATACGCCGGTATGTTTATCGGAGACGGCACTAACGGTGCGAAAATAAGCAAGATTGACAAGACCGCCGAGGATTACGACACATTGACTCTGGAAGCCGCTTTTGGCTCAAGTGTAACGGTAGAGGCTGGTACGGTATTGTATGAAGCGACAGCCGTTGCGGGCACAGAGAAGAAAGATTTGGCTAAGGCTCTTAACTATGCCTGGACTAAGGTCGAGCAGGGCGCGACCGTCACAGCAATCGGACAGGCTTATGAAATCAGACCGTCAAGGCTTATCGCTCCCATTTCTGAAAGCGACAAGGATTCACTCGGTGACAGGTTTATGTTTACTTATTAAAGGAAGGAGGATATATGTATTTAACAGTTCAGACACTTTTGAACGACCCCGAGATAGTAAGGACGGTAATTGACCGTGTGCAGGCTCTCCGCCTTGACACCGTATTTTGGAAAAAGCATCTCGACTTCGAGGAAACCAAAAGCCGCACTTTCAAGACATATCTCGGTGCGGTTACAGGTGTCACCGCAGGTTCGGTAATAGACCGCAACTCCAACAAGCCGTTGCGTGAGCGCAAGTCTCTCGGTTCCGGATACGGAGAGGTGGCATATCTCGGAGACCGCTACCAGATGGACAACGACCGTCTGGACATGCTTCAGGAACTGGTCACAAAGTTCAACAACGCACGCACGGCAGAACAGCGCACTGCGTTGAACGACATTATAAATTATATAGTTGACGATTATCGCCAAGTGTTGCTCGCGCCACACAAACGCATGGACATCGTGGATGGAGAACTGCGTTCTGACGGCAAGGCTACAGTGAAAGTTGACGACAATCCTCAAGGTGTCGAATTGCTCGACATTGAGCTTCCCGTCCACAAGGTGACACCTCAGACAAGCGACAGGTCTAAGTTCGTCTCATACCTGATGAACCTTGTGGTGGAACTCCGCACCAGATTCGGCAATTTCACTTCAATGGAAATGTCGCGTAAGACATTCATAAAATCCATTGTCGGGGCATCCGATTTCGGCACGTACTACAAACAGACGCTCGGCACACGCGAAGTGCAGCTGTCAAGCGGTCTCATGTCAAGCGAGATGGCGACATCCATATTCGCAGGCATCGGACTTCCGCGTATCGTCATAAACGAAGACATGGTGGAAATGCCTGACGGCACCATGAAGCAGGTATTCAAGGACAACCGCATTTCTTTGTTCACCTCTGCCAAACAAGGCAAGATGCGCTGGCATACGCCTTATGAGATTACAGACCCCATACCGGGGAAAAGCTACACGCGCTCTGAAGGAGGCATGTACATTTCTAACGTGCGCACGGAGGAAGGCCGGTTTATGGAGTACGGCTGTGAGTGGATACCGGAGTACACCAATCCTAACAAGATTGTAATTCTCGACTTGGATACAATGCTGGCATGATGACAGTGAATGACTACATAAGAGACAAATTCCGGACATATGGCGTAATATTGTCAGACGCGGATCTTCTGGAAACATCCCTTAACTCTGGGATAAGCGGAAATGACTGTGTGTCTAAAGACAATATAGACAAAGTTACAGTAAGTATGGCGCATATCGTGCCGTCTCTTCTGCTCCGCGCCACGTCAGTAGACGAGAACGGATTCTCTATGTCATGGAATGTCGGCGGAATCAAAGAATACTACAACTTTCTTTGTAACAAGTACGGCTTGAAAAATGAATTGAATGTTAATGATAACCCTAAGGTGAACTTTATCCAATAGAACATGTTTTATGCGCCTCATATATTGCAGTTGAAGGTCATCACGCCTCCAGACAAGGATGAGTACAACCGTCCTGTAGACGGCAGTGGTGGCGAAAGCTGGGAGACCGTATGCAGATGCCGCTGTGATGACAACTCGACAAAAGAGTTCAGGTCTGAAAACGGTGATATTTACCGCCCTGATTACCATGTGGTATGTGAGCGCAATATCAGAGTCAGAGCCGGTGACAGCGTGCGCTGCATGGACAACGGACATGTGAGAGGTGAGGGTAAGGTCTACATGGTGAAGAACACCAATTATCTGGGATACTCCGAATTGTGGATGTGACATGATAGTGACCGGTGACATATACAAGATTCTGTTTGAAGAGGTTCAGGTTTTCGGAATAAAGAACGTTTATGACGGATGGAATCCCATTAAATCCGAACTGAAGGAAGAGGCGGTCGTTATCGTCACACACACGCCTATAGAGCCCGACACCTACTGGGAACGCGCCTTCGCTCATGTGAACATCTGTGTACCCGACTACCTTGGCGAGACAAACACTCAAAGGCTCAACGAGCTGGAGAGGAAGGCAAGCCATTGGATTTTGGGTGACATTGTCGGTGAATATGACGGAAGCGCGTACCTTATAAGCAAAGACCGTTTGGGGACAGAGAGAGATGACGCGCTGAAATGCAGCTATGTGAATTTGGTATTATTGTTTGAAATTTTAAATGTTAAATGATATGGCACTTAAACCATTTATAGGAATAAAGAGAATATGGTACGGTGATGTGATTGCGGAAGCTGTGACAAAAACAAGCCTTCCTACCATTATCGCTGAGATGACCGAGGTAAAGAACTCCCATCAGGACACATGGGGCTATTCGCAAGATGACCCGACTTACACTGACTATATTAACGAACTGAACGGAGAGATATATTTCCGTGATGTGACCCAGCGCGGAGCGAACACTATCACGTTCACCATGGGAGAATGGGAATTCTCCGACAAGGTCGCTCTCGAAGGCGGTGAGCTGGTGGACACTGACGGATGGGCTTCCACTGATTCGTTCGACACGATAAACAAGGCTGTTGTAGCACAGACAAAGACCGGAAACTTCATTGTCTTTACAAATGCCTCAATAGTGGCGAAAAACAATCAGGTGGAAAAGAACATCGGTCTCGGTGTCACTGCCGTAGCTATGACCAATTCCAATACAGGAGTAAAAGCCCGCTATATGTTTAACGGAGCGAATATCACCCTGTCGTAGGTCTTGTATCATCATAGATTGTATTCAGGATGGTGGCGGGCAAGACACCCGCCACTTTTTTAACCCCAACCTTTAAGAGATGAAGAAAAAAGCGGCAAAGATTGTGAACAGCGCGATACTCGGCATGGACTTCAGGACGGTAGTCGTAGCGGGGAAAGCATATGTCATAAAGCCTCCTACCATAAAAAAACTGGCAGGCGCAGGATACTGGCTTTCCGATATTGACAATGGTGAAAGCATAAGGGATGTACTGCTGTCGTTGCACGACGCCTCCAAACTGACAAAGGCATTGTCATGGTTCATCAATGGTGACGAGTCTTTGTCGGATGAGCTGTCTGAAGGGACATTAAGTGAGATTGCTGACGCGTTGGAAACAGCCTATTCATTACTGTCCACAAAGGATTTTTTGCGGCTGTCAGCTTTAGCGAGGAACGTAACGGATCTGACAGCAAAGCAACGCCAATAGGCAACGATTGCCTGTTGGGGCAGATTGCGTCGTTCATGGAGAATCTCCATCTTACATATAATGAGGTATTGGATGGAATACCATACCGCAATCTGGTAATCATGCAGAAAGACAAACAGCGGATAACAAGCGGGGATGTCATGCAGGAAGTTTCAGACGATGAGTTTTTCAAGGGCAAAATGAAATTTGACGAATAAAAAAGCCCGAACCTTCACAGGCACGGGCTTAAAGCGTTCTATTATTAAAACAATGCGCATCATAGATGCGGTATATGCAATGTCCGTCTATGCGGTGATCGCTTGCAGTTCTTCCGCCAATTTATGTAACCCTTTTGCTATCTTGTCAACCTGTGCCTGTCTTGGCTTGGATATACCCGAGGCGTAATGTGCAAGCTGCTTTTGGTTTATTCCCGTTATGGTCTGTAATGCAGAGAACGAGAATATGCCGCGATAATATTCAAGTAGCGACTGTACGTCAAACTTGAACACAATTTCATATTCTCCGTCGAATACGGCGGGATAAGGCGTACCATCCTCTTTCGCACCCTCGATATAGAAATCCAAACTTTCTTTCACATAATCCCTGAACCCGTCAAAATCACCGGTATAAGCGACAATCCAACCGGGCAACAACTCGCACGCGCAACTGTACCCGTTCTCCACACGTGCCGTGTTCATAACCACCTTTTCCATATTCCTTAAATATTGCAATTAAATGACGAATTTAAGGAGTGGCGAAGATTGTTCCTTACGCCACCCGTTGTGAAAACAAACCGAGCATTTATGAAAATGAAAGGTTGGGGAAGTTTGGGGCGGTGTCAGAACACCAACCCTGATTGTTTTTCAATGCTTTTCAGCAAATTCCCCCAGACGTCATCGTTCTCACCACCGTTGACAGTTACAGTCCCTTTCTTTGAAGGGTGGTGGAACTGCCTGTGGCTGCCTTTTTGGCGAGCCAAGACCCATCCGTCCTTTTTCAAATCCCGAAGGATTTTAATTACTTTCACTGTTTTCATAGAACGCTTTTTTTGTTTTCACACGGCAAAGGTAGTAAATTTACTACGATTAAGCAAATATTTGCCATATAAAGTATATATTTTACTACTATTTAACACGCAAACAAAACAAAGACCAAATAAAAATGGCGCATAGCATAGTCCATACAGATATTTGGTGACAAAATACAAGTAAAATAAATAAGGGGAAATCGAAAAACGACTTCCCCATTTGTTATATACTGTTTTTAATTCTCTCAATGGTCAGGATTTGCCATAAAGGACTATCCCTCCATATCATTTGACAATACGTTATACATAGTTTTTAATAATTTCTGTTGAGTTTTCTTAGTGCAAAGATATAACCTTGTCGCGGTAAAACAATGCCTTTATACTTCTTTTCTATGCGTTTTTCATTATTATTAACAGTATCAAAGTCCTTTTGCGTACCCCGACAAACAAATTGAGCGACAAGACCTTCGGGTAAATCAAGGCAGACTCTAAGATTATTTATCAGGTACTTGGCTCTTAACCCCAGATAATAATCCTTATTGACATTGTACACTTTGACTCTAGTATATTTTATGGCGTATTTTGTATCACCTTCCAACACTATCCTTTGTTCTTTGCAATAATTCCCATCTGTATCAGGCTTAACCCCTTTGTCTATAATTTTTTTAGGAGCATGACCATTTACCTCAATATCAAGACTTGTTTCTGGATAGCTTTCACCACGTTTCAAAACAGCCCATGTTTTTAGAGGATATTCAAATCTGCCAGAATTTTCCGCAATAAGTTCAAAAGAAACTACATCGGTGACTTTTATTATCCCATCATTTTGATTTTCCCACTCTATCGTAGTATGAGTTTCAAAATCATTGTAATAACTAACTTCGTCTTTGGGAAAGTATGAGTTGACCGTATTCAACAAATCTCTGTGTATTGTTGGAAATTTGTTTTTGAACATTATTTTTGAAATGGTTTCCCATATTTGCTTGATGTCTTTTCGCTTTTCCAAGAACTCCTTGCCGTAAATTATATCTTGCAGTTCACCCTTGAAAATGCCAAGGAACTGAGCCGCATTGGTTAAATAGCCAAGTATCACGCCAATAATTAAAACATCACCACCCTTAATTACAATTTCACGCCATACAGAGTGGTTATCGTCAAACGCAGAGTAACCTATACCGTAACAGACCAACCCGATAATCAGGCATAGCCATCCAACACCACCTCGAAATGTTTTTGTTGAAAATATTTTGTTTTTACCCATTATGCATATTTTTATGCAAAAGTATAAAAAAACTTGGAAGTTTTTGTCGTATTGAGAAAAAATCGTATATTTGCAACGTTCAAACTAATAGCGGTACGATGCCGCAGGCTCGAAAGGTCTGCCGTTTTTGTATCCATACATACGAGTTAGGTATAACTATATACCGCATTGAGTGTCTTTTGTCGGTGACGGCATTAGGCGTCAGCTCTATGACGTAGACAACACTCGGTGCGGCTTTTTTATGTCTAAAAATAGAGATATGACAGATTTGGTTTTGTCAAAGCGAAGTAGCGACAATGACATCAAGCGTTACTTTGAAGCTGTGTTAGAGTTGTCAAAGTCTGACAACGAGTTCCCAATCAATCTTGACGAGGTTTGGATGCTTGTCTATCCGAGGAAAGACCATGCCGTCCGTGCGCTCAAAGAAAATTTTATAGAAGGCGTTGATTATCAACCACTCCCCAAAAATGGGGAACGGTCAAAATCGGGGCAATTTATAAGTGGAGGAACGGATTATCGCCTTACAATTTCCTGCATGGAGTTCTTTATTGCACGCAAAGTACGTCTTGTGTTCGAGGTTTACCGCCAAGTGTTTCACAAGGTAGTAAAGCACGAGCTTTCACGCAAAGAGCTTGCCTTAATGGTATTGCAAGCCGAAGAGGAGAAAGAACGTCTTGCTTTGGCGAACAAGCAGCTCGAAGCCGACAACGCCTCTAAAGACCAGACAATCCAAATCCAAACAGAACAAATCAAGCAGTCAGCTCCTAAAGTGAAGTATTATGACGACACATTGCAATCGGTGAACACCCTCACGGCTACGCAAGTGGCGAAAGAGCGAGGCATGGATGCAGAGAAGCTCAACCGCAAGCTGAAAGAGGCGGGCATCATCTACAAGCAGTCGGGGCAGTGGATAGTGAAGCAGCCTTACGCCTCGTGGGGACTGCACAAGACCAGAACGCAGACCTTCACGCGCTCTGACGGCTCACTGGGCACTAACACCTATTTAGTATGGACGCAAAGGGGCAAGATGTTCATCCTCGCGTTGGCGGACAACGACTTCAAGGTAAAGGACGCGGTGCGCCAGATAAAGGGAGCGGCGGCAACAGCCAAGAGTCAGCAACCTTGAGGCAGAGAGACACGACATACATTTCACATATGGTCATCAGAAAAACAAGACATCGTTAAGAATATGAGTAAAGAGACATTGAGTAAAGAAATTTGTCCGGCTTCCCAACTTAAAGACGACAGCCGGAACGACAGGAAATCGAATCAACTTACAAATAATCATGACAATAATATGGAAAAGAACGGCAACAACACAACAATAACGGTAAGCGAGAAGACTGCGGAGATGTACTTCTTGCATAAAGAGCTGAGCAAGCTCCTCGATAAAGTAAGTATGTGGAACAAGAAATACAACGGTGTGCCGGACGAGAAGACAAACGAGAACTTACAGGACGAGTTTTTCAAAGAAGCGTATGAAGCCTTCAACCCGTTCGAGCAGTTCCTGCGCAACCTGTTGGAGGACAATATCGTGAACAACATATACGAATACAACAACACACTGTAGGCGGCAGTCCACAGTGTAGTATTCATGACCTGCTTACGCAAATTGACAGCGCGGCGGTGGCTTAAAGAGGCTGCCGCCGCCTTTTATTTGAGACAATAGCCCGATTGTTCCGAACAAAAATTGCGACATGCCGTCGGATACGTTTTTTTATGCTTAATTTGCCGCCATGGAGATAAGAGGCGACACATCAGGGCTTGACGGGATGGTGGAAAGCATCGAGGATGCTTTTTACGACAAGCTGATAGAGATAGGCAGGGACGCGGTAAAGTATGCAAAATACAACGGTCAATACAGGAACCACACATGGAACCTTCGCAACGCTCCCGGATTCTGTGTCGTGCGTGACGGCAGGATAGTGCATCTTGAGGTCGGTGACGACGGCGGACACCCCGAGGCGAAGACGAACACCGAGAACCTGCTCATCTACTCCGAGCATCCGCAGGACGGTCTGTATCTGGCAGACGGCATGTTCTACGCCTCTTTCGTGGAGAGCAAGGGATATGACGTTTTAAGGAATTCGATATTCTATGCCGGACGACAGGTGAAGAAAAAGATATTCAGGTGACATCATGGCAAAGACGGCGGGAGGAATAAGAACCAGCAAATGGCACGGAGACATATATACGGTGGACGGTGTACGCAAGGAATATTACGAGCTGAACGAGGAACGCAAGATGGTTGTCCGCTCCATGAGCAAGGACATAGCCAAGGAGATGTGGAGGAATCTGAAAGACAAGACCGTTACCTTGGGGGCTGACGGCAGTAAGATAACAGTCGGTTTCACAAAAAGCGGCGTTGACCATGTGGCTCGTGACGCGATGCTTACGCTCAGCGGAAAATACATGAGCCCCAAAACGATGAGGCATGTTGACCGTCTGCTTGCAAAGTCTGAATACGTACCCACCAGCCACGAAGACAAAAAAGGAAGAAATGACGGCAAAATGCTCTTCTATCGCTACAAAGACAAGGAAGGGAGGGGAATCTATTTCAAGGTAACATATGAGCCAAGGAATGGAGGGAGAAAATATTACAGTCTGTATTCTGTTTCGGACAGAATGGAATAAGAAGGGCGGGTTTGTCATTCCTGAAAAACGTCCAGTGCGTCCCCCGCCCATGGCTGGTATTCCATCCATAAACGCGAAGATACGAACAAAAAATCAATTTCGCAAGTGAACGGGATAAAAAGTAAAATTACAATAAACAAAAAAGGAAACCAATGGCAAAGACGGCGGGCGGCGTAAGACAGACGAGACCGAAGAGTGTTGCGGCTCGGGCTAAAGACAAGATTATGATGGGCTGTCCGACATCAGGCGGCAGGGATTCTCACGGATATCCCCGTTCAAAATAGGCAGTGTGGAAAAGCGGATGAGCGACTTTGCCGGGCTCAACGGCATCAAGTTAGGGAGCAAGGACGTATATATGAGCTCGTCCGCCATAGCACATGCGACACGTGATTCTAAACAAGCTAAAGGACTGACCGTGTCGGATGCGGACTTGGCGTCATTTCCGAACAAACGGAAGAAGATGAGCCTGTATTTCGACACAAAAACCGGAAATTTCACATATACAGACGGAAAGACAAAATATGCAGTTCACCCTAATTATAGTATCAAGTTGTCAAACGGCAGAAGTAAAGTCGTAAATTTTGTAACAGCACAAAAATTAGATAAATATGAGAGTTTTAACGGGAACAGATTTAAAAAACTATAAAAGCCAAGCAAGCGGGGCTATCGACACCCTCATAAGGCCATTGTTGAAACAAACTTGCCTCCTCCGTTCCAAGCTATCACGTCTCTACTTGCATGGCTTTATATGCTACAAAGATAAACAAAAATTTTAAAACGACAAACTATGGCAGGCATATTTGCATACATTGACAGCGACATCAAGAAAATCGAACGGCTGAAATCAGAGATTGAGGCTGTAAAGAAAGCGTTGGCTTCCATCAACATAAAGGTGGACATAGACATTGCCAAAGGTCTTGAGGAACGGCTACAAAAGCTCACAGGACAATATGACGCCCTTATAAGCAAGATAGCGGCATCAGACGCGAAAATAAAGGAAGCCGAGAGCCGCATGAACAGTGCCGCGAAGCGGATAATGGAAGCGCAGCAGCGCATGTCACAGTCCGCCACGTCACAAGGCGGAAACGGCTCACAGACGGCAGAGGGCACAGCATCCGCCAATGCACAGACAGAAAACATAAAGGCTCAGGCTAAGGCGTATGAAGAGCTTGCAAACGAGATTGACGCCATAATGGGCACAAGGTCTCAAAACATAAAGCGTATGATAGAAGAGCAGAACGCTATACGCCTTATAAACAACGAAATAAAATTAATCACAAAATCCCAAGAGCAGCATTCCGCCCTTTCATCAAATGAGCAAAGACGACTTGAACAGCTTAACGCTTCGCTGATGCAGCACAAGACGGCACTTTCCGAACTGCGTCAGTCTTTGGCAAACGGCTTTAAGCTGGATAACGCCGCAGCCACTTCAATGAACGCCCTGTCGCAATCATTAGCGCGGATGCGCATGACATACAGGGAACTTTCTGAAGAAGAACGCAAGTCGCCTTTCGGGAGAGACCTGCTTGCGTCAATCCAACAGGCTGACGCCAAGATAAAGGAACTTGACGCTACCATAGGCAATCACCAGCGCAACGTGGGCAATTACTCGAGCGCGTTCAACGGTCTGGGTATGTCCGTCCAGCAAATCGTGCGTGAGCTTCCCGCCGCCACAATGGGGCTTAACATGTTTTTCCTCGCCATCAGCAACAACCTTCCCATCCTGACGGACGAGATAAAGCGCGCACGCGACATGAACGAACAGCTGAAGGCGTCAGGGAAAAGCACCGTACCTGTATGGAAACAGCTTGTAAGCTCCATATTCTCATGGCAGACAGCTATGATGGTGGCAATTACCGTAATGTCCATGTACGGTAAGGAGATTGCAAGCTGGGTGGGCAGCCTGTTCAAGTCAAAGGACGCCTTGGAGGAAACACGGCGCGAGCAGGAGAAACTGAACAAGTCGATGGCCGACGCAAGGACATCCGCAGCAAAGGAGACGGCGGGGCTTCGCGTACTCTACGCCATGACCCAGAACGCCAACGCATCGATGCGTGACAGGACAGCGGCGGTCAAGGAACTGCAGTCGCAGTACCCGGCTTATTTCGGAAGCCTGTCACAGGAGGCCATATTGGCGGGCAACGCCTCCGCCGCGTACCGCCAGTTGACGCAAGACATCATGTCCGCCGCCTATGCGAGGGCTTATCTGGAACGGTTGGAAGACCTCGCGTCAAAGAACGTGGACGAGCTGCGCGGCTCGCAGGCCGACTACAACTATATGTCAAGGAACAAGAAGGCGTACGACGATGCGGTAGCGTACATGAACAGCGCACAAGGCAAGGCGGACCGCAACCAATATGCCTTCTCCAAGACTGATGCCCATACGAGGGCGCTGTCCGGCGTGACGATAGACCCCGAGGCCATCGAGCGGTATGAAAAATACGCAAAAGTTATCGATGACTTCGAGACGCGGCGTGAGCGCTGGCAACGCCATAACGAGAACTATAAGCGCAACGAGGGCACCATGCAGTCTTATGAAGATGAAATCCTGAAACGCCAGTCCGCAGTGGAAAAGACCACGCAGGGCGCATCCTACGAGCAGGACAGGAAGGAAGCGGAGCGTGAGGCCGAGAGACGCGCGAAAGAAGAAGAGCGTATCGGCAAGGAACGCCTGAAGGCCCGTAAAGACCTTGACAAGGACTTGCTCGCCCTGCAGCGTCAGAACCAGGACGACGAGACAGCCCTGATGCAAGACGGCACGCAGAAGAAACTGGCCGAAATCGACAACGACTATAAACAACGCATTGCAGAGATAGACAGGCAGGAGACCGAGTTCAGGAAAAAGAACAAGGAGGCCGGACTTGCCGGGCTTGGTGCGGACGGTCTGACGGACGAGCAGGCGGATGCGCTGCAGAAGGCGCGCGACAACGCCGCAAAGGAACAGGAGCACAAGACACAGGAGGTGTACGCTTTGGAGGCACGGGCCATGCGGAACTACCTCAAGGAATATGGTACCTACCAGCAGCAGAAGCTCGCCATAGCCGAGGAATACGCCGAGAAAATATCCAAGGCACAGAATGAGGGTGAAAGACTGTCTCTAGAAAAGGAACGCGACATGGCTTTGCAACAGACCGAGGTAAACGCCATCAGGCAGCAGATTGACTGGGGAAGCGTGTTCGGAGATTTCGGCACGATGTTCAAAGAACAGCTTCAGCCCACCATTGACAGACTCCGTAAAATATCCGAAAGTGACACCTTCAGGCAATCGAGTCTCGAAGACCAGCAGCTACTTTACGGGCTGATTGAAAAGCTGGAGCAGTCCAACGCAGTATGGGACAGCGACATATTCAAGCGCGTCTCCGATGACATCAACGCGTATCAGGAAGCCATGATGCGGTACACCGAAGCGGTGGAAAAGGCACGCATTGCGGAAGAAAACCTCAGCAAGGCTAAATCTACACTTGACGCGGCTAAGCGCGGAGGGCTCAGTCAGGCAATGATAAATGCTGCACAGGCGGCAGTGGAAGAGGCACAAGCGGCATTCAACGCAGCATCGGAGGAGGTGTCCGACTTCGGCACTCAGGTACAAGAGACCACATCTTCCCTCAACACATCGGCAGCTGAAGCGAAGTCCATGTTTGAGAACCTTGCTGAAGGCATACAGGGATTGTCTTCCGGCAGCATGAAAGGTATAGGACAAGGTCTGATGGCATTGGACGACCTCTCGTTCTTCGGTGAAAAAGGCGAACTCACAAAAAAGGCTGGCAACGCTCTTGCAAAAGGATTCCAATCCTTGCTCGGAAAAAACAGTGACGCTGCGAAGACCCTTACCTCAGCATTGGGCGAATCCGGTCTTGCCGGAGAAATAATCTCCGCCATACTCGGAATGCTTGATATGCTCGCGGACGGTGGCTTTGGTGGTATTATATCAAATATGTTCGACACGGTACTCGGTTCTATCAACGGAGTTCTTGACGACATATTCAGCGGCGGCATAATAACCAAACCGTTAAAATCATTTATGGACGGTTTGGGCGGCATACTTGACACAGTCACATTCGGAGGATTCAGCCATTGGGGCAACAATGCCGCTGAGACAAAAGAAACCATAGACCGCCTTATGACACGTAATGATGCGCTTATAGCAAGCTTAGACCGCCTGAACGACACTATAAAAGATTCCGCCGGTGCCGCCGAGAGTGTAGCCGCAGCGGAGAAAGCAAAGGAATACCAGCAAGAGATAAACGAGAATTACCGCGACGCAGCAGCAGCTCAAGCACATTATCAAGGGAAACACCGTTCATGGAGTCATTATTTCAATGAATGGCTCGACATGGTCGATTATTTGGAAGACCTGCCTGAGGGTGCTTTTACAATCTTTGGCAACCGTGACGATGACGTTAAGACCAAACAAAAAATGGACGAAATTGCCGGGTTCGAGATAAAGTCAAGGACAGACTTCCTGTCCATCACTCCGGAACAGATGGCGGAGATGCTCGCGGATGTAGATATAAGGGAACTGATAAAAAAAATCGGAGAAGGCGGTTACGGTGCGAAAATGTTAGCCGCATTGGAAGATTACGCCGATCAGGCGGGAAAGATAGAGGAGATTGAGAACACGCTCCGTGAGACACTGACACAGATTTCGTTCGACAGCATGTATGACAGCTTTATTGACAAGCTTATGGACATGGATGCTGACGCACAGGACTTCGCGGACGACTTCGCCGAATATATGATGCGTGCCATGCTCGCGGATGAAGTCGGCAGCCTGTATAAGGACAGACTTCAGGATTGGTACACTGCATTTGCGGACTTCATGAAAAACAAGGACGGTCTTACTGAAGATGAAAAGAACAGAATGCTAAGTGATTTACGTAACGAGTGGGACGATATCATCAATGAAGGGCTGGCTACACGTGACGAGTTGGCGGAAGTCACAGGCTATGACAACACATCGTCATCATCTTCGCGACAGGAAGCGTCGTCAAAAGGCTTTGAAACCATGTCGCAGGATATGGCGGGAGAGCTGAACGGAAGGTTTACCGCATTGAACGAGACTGGACTGAGGATTGAGGCGCAAGGAGAAATGAAAGTACAGACATTGAATGAAATCAAAGGTTCAGTCAGCGAGATGGCGGCACACATCCAAGGCATAAACAATATCGCGGACGAGACACGCAGCATACTGGCGAACTCCTATCTTGAGTTGCAGGCTATCAATGACAACACTGCGGCAATAGTACAGCCGATAAAGAATATACAGAAAGACATAGAGCAAGTAAAACAAAACACATCAAGGTTATGACAGGCGAATTATATATAAACGGGAAAGATGCGTGGACAACGTGGGGCGTGAACATGGGCAACGGGGTTATGGACGCTCTCGACGCGCCTCTGGAAATGAAAGCTTATATTGAGGATGAAAGCCGTATGGAGAATGGGAAGCGCGTTATCACCGGAAGTCAGAAAGTGGCAAGCCGTGACATAACACTCGCTTTCACTATAAAGGGTAATTCGGAAAATGACTACCGGACAAAGAAAAAAGCGTTTCTGACGGAACTGCAAAAAGGAATGTTCACCATAAACGTGCCTGCTCTGGGCAGTGAATCATACAAAATGATATACACGGGTAAAAACGTGAGCTACGGCATGAACATGGCGCGCACATTCGGACATTTCACGATGAAAGTAACCGAGCCTAATCCTGCCGACAGGGAACCATAATGTTATTTATAGCACAATAGGCATATTGTGTTATCTGCAAGGCAGGCATTGCCGTTTCCGCACCGTTAAATCATTAATTTTGAGGTCATGGTAACAATATACAGCCCTTCAGGTACAGAAATTTGCTCCGTGAGTTTCAATTCCGGAGCAAAAGGATATTATATGCTCATGCAGCATGATTATATCATACTGCCTTTCTCTCTTGCCTCACCGGTTGATTTCCCTATAGGCTCATATGTGGACCTTACCGACACATTAGACGACGCGCTCGGAGGCAAGCTAAGAAAAAAATATTATATTATCAGCAAACAGACTCCTGTTTACAACACATCCACAGGAGGATATGAATACAAGCTGCGGTTTGACGCTTATTATTGGCTGTGGAACAACTATATATTCAAGTACCTGCCTGAGAGTCCCGGAAATGAAGCCTCATGGTCGCTCACTGCAACATTGGATGTACATCTTGACGTGTTCCTTAGAAATCTCTCATCACTCGGTTTTACTTTCAACGGTGCGCCGTTTTCATATTCTATAGACGATACCGTTGCGAATAAAGCCGTCACATTGACTTATGACAACATTCATCTGACAGACGCGCTCCTATCACTCGGAGGGAAAGATAAGTTCGACTGTGATGTATGGATTACGGAGAATGTTATAAACTTCGGACGCTGTGAGCATAGCGATGTTGTGAAGCTGGAGGTCGGAGTTGAAGCGTCAGACATGACAAGAGAGGACAGTAAAGGAACTTTCGCTACAAGGATATACGCCTTCGGCTCTACGAGAAACATCCCTCCAAACTACCGCCCTGTATCTGAACCGGCAGTTGTGAACGGTGTTGTACAGAAACGTCTTATGCTACCTGAAGGCACACCATACGTGGACGCATACGACAATCTGCCGCAGACAGGTGTCATAGAGACTATCGTCACGTTCGATGACATATATCCGCGCCGTATAGGCATTTTGTCCGATGTTACATATAGGACTGACACTGCCGACAACGCAGACGGCACGCAGACTTCCCGCACATTTTACAGGTACAAGGACACCGGGTTGCAATTTAAGGACGAATATATCCTTGAAGGGCAGGAGTTGCAGATAACATTTCAGTCCGGCAAACTTAACGGCATGACGTTTGGCGTGAAATTCAACCCCGACGGGAAAGAGCCGGAGGAACAGCTGTGGGAAATTGTCGGCAACGAGAATTACGGTCGTTTCCTGCCTGATGATATATTAAAACCTGAGGACGGAGACAAAATCGTTTTATCTGGTTTCGATATCCAGCTTGTGTCGGACAAGTACATACCAGACGCCGAGCAGGAACTTTTGGAAAAGACACGGCAATACAAGGATAAGATAAAAATCGATGACGGCACATATAAAGTACCGTTGCGTTCCACATGGGTGAAAGCGGATGAAATACATCGTACGTTCGATATAGGACAGAAAGTGAATCTCATAAATCCAGCGTTTTTCGTGAACGGCAGACAAAGCCGGGTTATAGGATGGGAAATGAATCTGGATTATCCTTGGGACAGTCCCGTCTATACCATAGGGGAAAGCGCACAATACTCGCGCCTTAATGACATTGAGAACAAGATAGACACACTTACATATCGCGGACAGACGTACACCGGAGGAAATTCGGGAAGCAGTATATATGTCATACGTACAAATGACCGGACTGCCGCATCTGACAGTAATATATACTCTGCGTTGCGGAGCCGTTCCGAGTTCCTGAGTAAGACCGCCGCTGACGCAGCCATGGATGTCATAACATTCCTCAAAGGTCTGCTTGTGGGAGACGGAGGCTACGGCATAGATGCGGACGGTACCGCACGGCTGAAGAGGCTTCTTGCCGACGAGGCCACCATGAAAACGCTGACCGTGACAGGAAGGGCACATTTCTTCGAGCTTGTCATAGATGAGCTGAACAGCGTCGGAGGTCAGCTGATAATATCCGCCGCGAACTGCACGGTACGCTCTGTCGAAAGAATAAGCGGAGCATGGCGTCTGTGGTGGCTGGCGGAGGACAGCGACGGCAGAGCCGTACAGAACATGTGGAAGGTCGGAGACCAGGCTCTGGCAATGACATCCAATCTTGCCGAGGGGACATCATATGATGCAGGAAACAGACTATGGTGGAGACTTGTCACGGCAACAGGGAGCGGAACACGGAACATTGACGGTGAGGACAGAAAGTGCCATTGGATTGAAGTGTCTGAAGCCACGTGCGCGGCTGACAGCCTTGAGCCTGCAGAGGGTGACAGCGTTTGTCTGTGCGGACACCGTGGTGACGACACAGCGCGCAGCCATGCGATAATAATAGCCGCCCACTCCACTCCGGATACCGAGCTGGAGAGTCCGTCATTCGCGCAATACAACGGAATCACAAGTTTTTCTCTAAGCCAGTACCGCACGACATGGTTCGCGGCTAACGGCAATAAGATAAGAGGCGAGCTGGATGTGGACACTTCCGGTCTTGTCAGCTACACGCACCTTGCATGGGGAAACGGTCCGGACGACTGGACAAAGGACAAATCCCAGAGCACGGCAAAAGACTGGCTCATGCTCGGCATATGCACAGACCGCACGGAGAGCGACGTGGCTCTCGTCTACAGCGACTATGCATGGTCAAGGATTAAAGGTACTGACGGAAAGGACGGCACGTCATTCACTGTGAAGGGAAGCGTTGATGACGAGAGCATGCTGCCGCCAACAGGGAACAGCACAGGAGACGCGTATCTCGTGAACGGCTATCTGTGGGTATGGGACGGCAGCGCATGGGCAAACGCAGGAAAAATACAGGGTCCGGCTGGAGAAGACGGAGCAGACGGGAAAACCACATATTTTCACATAAGATATTCACCGAATCCTGACGGTGTGCCCATGAGTGAGACTCCGGATGTATTTATCGGTACACGCGTGGATTTTAACCCTACAGCGAGCGATGTCCCCTCTGATTATACATGGGCACGTTTCAGAGGTATGGACGGACAGCAGGGTGAGAAAGGTGACATGGGACCACAGGGTGTACCAGGACCGTCCGGTGAGGACGGGAAGACACTTTACACATGGATAAGATATGCCGACACCGCTGAAGGAGGAGGCATATCCAACGACCCTTCCGGAAAGAAATACATTGGATTCGCATATAACAAGAATACCGCACAGGAAAGCGACAATCCATCGGACTATACCTGGTCAGAGATAAAAGGCGAGGACGGAGTGCCGGGAGCAAAGGGCGAGGACGGTGAGACTCTCTATACATGGATTGCCTACTCTGACAGTCCGGACGGTGAGCCTATGTATCAGACCCCTTCAGACACGACAAAATATATAGGCATAGCCGTAAACAAAGAGAGCGCACAGGAAAGCGACAATCCTTCCGACTATACATGGAGCAAATTCCGTGGAGAGGACGGGACTTCATTCAATCTGCAAGGCTCGAAGAATGACTCTTCCGAACTTCCTCAGGACGGCAACGCGGTCGGTGACGCATGGCTCATAGACGGAGACTTATGGGTATGGGACGGTGACAAGTGGGTGAATGCCGGAAACATACAGGGACCGCAGGGTCCGCAAGGAGAACAGGGCATTCCGGGTGTAGCCGGTAAAGACGGGGCACCCGGTCATGACGGAAAGACCACATACTTCCATGTGAAATATTCTTCAAACGAGAACGGAAATCCCATGACCGAGACACCCAACCTCTACATCGGGACATACGTCGATTTCACGGAGGCAGACAGTGACGACCCCTCTGACTACACGTGGTCACGCTTCCAAGGATATGACGGGGAGCAGGGAATACCGGGAACCAACGGTACGGACGGGCTTACATATTATCTTCACATCAAATACTCCGATGATGGGGGAAAGACGTTCACAGCAAACAACGGTGAGACACCGGGTGCGTGGATTGGCGTCATGACAGACACCAACGCTGACGACAGCACAGACCCGTCAGAATACACTTGGTCGAAGATAAAGGGCGACAAAGGAGACAAAGGTGATAGAGGCGAGCAGGGGCTTCAAGGATTACAAGGACCGCAAGGCGAGCAAGGCATACCCGGAACACCCGGTGCGGACGGACGTACAAGCTACTTCCACATAAAGTATTCTGCGAACGCGAGCGGTACGCCCATGACCGAGACGCCTGACAAATACATAGGTACTTACGTGGATTTTACAGAAACAGACAGTACTGATGCATCCGACTACACATGGTCAAGATTTGAAGGCATACAGGGTGAACAGGGCTTGCCGGGTGTGAACGGGACGGACGGCACAACGTATTATCTCCATATCAAATACTCTAACGACGGAGGTGTCACCTTTACCGGAAACAACGGAGAGGACAGCGGAGACTGGATTGGAGTCCTTACAGACACGAATCCTACAGACAGCGGAACACCGTCCGATTATAAATGGTCAAAGATAAAGGGTGATACCGGAGAAAAAGGAGACAAGGGGGAGCAGGGCGTTCCGGGACCCGCAGGAGAGGACGGTCGTACGACGTATTTCCATGTTAAGTACTCGGCAAACTCCAACGGGACTCCAATGTCAGAAGTTCCCAACCTCTACATCGGCACATACGTTGACTTCACGGAGGCAGACAGTGACGACCCCTCTGACTACACGTGGTCACGCTTCCAAGGATATGACGGGGAGCAGGGAATACCGGGAACCAACGGTACGGACGGGCTTACATATTATCTTCACATCAAATACTCCGATGATGGGGGAAAGACGTTCACAGCAAACAACGGTGAGACACCGGGTGCGTGGCTCGGGCAATGCGTGGACTTCAACTCATATGACCCGACAAGCGTTTCCTCATATAAGTGGACACGGATACGCGGTGAGGACGGAGCGGACGGAAGTGACGGTGAACCCGGCACGGACGGGCAGGACGGATTCTCGTGGGCACTTGACCCTGCCGCCATAACATTGGAGGCTGACAGTGACGGTGTGGTGAGCATGCAGGATGCGACATCACGTCTGCGCGCATGGCTCGGCACACGCGAGATGACTGTCACCATTACCGCCATAGAGCCTGTGCACTGTCTTGCATCACGCAACGGAGCACAGGTTACAATAACCGCAATAGGGACATATACGGCAGACTGGGGAGGTTCGGTGCCGTACGGAGCGGGATGGGTGCAGATTACGGCACAGGCAACACTGGGAGGAGAGACCCGCAGTGTGAACTGCCGCCTGTCCTTCACAGTATCGTCCATTGCACTCTCATCGCAGATTAAGGCTGAGACGGACAGCATAAGCCTTAAAGTCGGCTATCTTGGGGCAAAGGACGGAAACATGGTGACCACTCCCGACATATTCCTGACAGGGAACGGGAACAAGACATACACAATCGGGGACGTGTCAAGCCTGCGCGGAAAGACAATAACGGTATCATGCCTTGTCAAGACCGTATCCGCGGTTCCGGCGGCATCTGGCAACAGACGTATCGGCATGGAGCCCATGGTACGGTATGCCGACGGCAGCACGCAGTATCTCGGAACATGGAGGCAGATAACATCCACGGATACGTTCGAGGGACGCATAAGCTCCACGCACAGGATACAGGATAAGGCTGTGGCGTCGGTAGAACAGTGTAACCTGTATATACAGGGCATATCATCAGGATACTCGTCCGTGTCGCGTCCAAAGATAGAGACCGGTGCGGACGCGACAGACTGGGGACTCAGCGCGGAGGACAGGCTTAAAAGACCGAATCTTCTTCCAGGAACATCGGACTTCAGCCAATGCACCGTACAGGATACCGTAGAGGCAGGAGCATACACGACACCTTACGGAGAAAAAATAAGCGTGGCACACGGTGTGAACGAAGCCGGGACATCATACAAGGACGTCATCACATGGCGCAACGTGGTGCCCGAGCCGGGCGTACAGTATACGCTCTCATTCTGGGCGCGCGGCACAGGCAGCATCGGCTCGTACTTCTATCCGAACTGCACCGACTGGGTCACAAGTCCGGGGACGAAGAACCAGACAGGTGTGACAGACGGATTCGTGCAGTTCACGCTTGAAAGCGGATGGAACCGTTATCAGGTGACATGGAGCACTCGCAATGACGTAAGCGGAGGGAAGAGCCTGATAGCGGCACGGCTCATGCCGGACAGTTCTGCACAGGGAGAGGTATGGATATGCGGAGTGAAACTGGAGAAAGGCAGTGAGGCGACCGACTGGCGTTCGGAGACAATCACGCGCGACGAGCTGCAGGCGACAGGGATAGACATTGAACACAAGCGCATAAAGGTCACTGCCGACAACTTCGAGATACAGAACAACTCCGGCGAGACAGTCACCACAATCGACGAGGCGGGCACCCTTACAGGTGTGATGCTCCGTACGATGGACGAAGGACAGGGACATGTGGAGATAAAAGGCGGACTGATTGAGGTAAAGAACCCTAACGGGGTGACCAACATCAAAATGGGATATAACGGCTCATACATGGTACTGTCATATTATGACAATGACGGTACGTTCCTTTATGACCTCGGACCGTGGGGACTGTCCGGCAAGGATGTCTCGGAAGAACGGTGGGAGACCAGCAGCAAATACGGACGCCTGCAGCTGACAGGGACCACATTCTCCACCGTAGGCGACATCGTTGGCAACAAACAGATAATGAACACCATATTCCAATATGGTCATGTGTACACGAAAACACCTTTGTACATGTATCTTGCAGGGCGCGTAAACGACACATATCTCAGCGGTGACTACGCCTCCACTCCGGAGATTGCAAGAGCCGCGAACGGCAGATGGTTCATGGAGCAGGGTAATGTGACCACGGCACAGGCTGTCACAGGAATGTGGGCGCAGGACAATCCGGAATCGTTCATGATAGGCTCGCCTATGGACACACCGCCAATGGACTATACGCGATATGAGGATGACTATGCGGAAAAGGTGGATTTCTCCAGACAATGGTGCTCGCGCAATGTATACAGATTCTCGAACATCGGAATCGTACAACCGGGAAGCGGCACCGTATACTACGGCAGCATGATAACGACAACAGCCGTATACATGAATTATGACAGGGTGCTGATGATACAGATTAATCGCATTGACGATGATGACACGGACACGAACGGAAACATATATTTATGATAAAAAAACAGGAGGACAGTATATGACATTGACAACATTGAACTTTTCCAAAACCGGAGGAATGTGGCATGCGGAATGGACACATGGCGGTGAGGGAATATTACAGATAGACTGTGAGCCGGAAAGCGGTATCACACTGTATGCAGGACTGCCGGGCATGGGAATGACCGTGACGCATACTTGGTCGAGATACGAGAGGCGCGAAGGAAGCGTCATGCTCCATATGCAGGAAATTGACAAAGGGCTGCGGATGCGCCTTGAATGCGAGAGCCTGCCGGATAAGGCGTGCGTGCGTGACAGCACATCCGAGCTGATTCTTGACGAGGAGTCCGAGACACCCGTAAACGCGGTGGAAGGCACCGGACTGACGGTAAAGGTAAAACGGAGCGGTGTCAAGAAGGACATCTACAACACGTTCGTACTGCCGTTCTCTTTAAGCACCGCACAGATTGCGGCTGCGTTCGGTGAGGGGACAAAGGTTTACGCATACGGAGGTCTGACAGACGACCAGAACCTGCGGCTTACCGAAGTGACGGACGGCATGGATGCCGGACAATGCTATGTCGTCGTCCCGACAGCTGACCCGCCATCAGACAGTGTGTATGTGTTCGAGGACATAGACTCTGTCGTGTCTGCCGCGCCTGAGCCTGCTTACGGCTCACTTAAGTTCCATCCTTCATACGGCAAGATATACGCTCTGCCCGAGGGATGCTATCTGTTCAGCTCAGGACAGCTGTACCATTCAAACGTGAGCGTAAACACGATGAAAGGTTTCCGATGGTATTTCACATATCCTCCGGAGAACATTGCCGGACTGACAGCCTCCTCCACCCCACTCTCTGCCGTCACTCTTGACCAGTCGTCTGACGGACATTATAATCAGACCGTGATAGAGAGCTGCGCAAAGCTCGGGCTGACAGTGTCCGTTACGCTTAAAAGGACGTTCGGTGCGGGTGTCTGGAACTCTTTGTGCCTGCCGTTCAACGTGACGGACATAGCGGGCGTATTCGGTGAAGGGACGGAGGTTTCGGAATATACTTCAATAGAAGGGAAAACCTTGCACTTTACCAAAGTCACATCAATTGAGGCTGGCAAGCCGTATCTTTTTAAACCGGGCGGTGACAGTCCCGCTTCCGAGTATATCATAGCCAATGTCTCACAATGGGAGACGGAACCGCTGCCGGTGACATATAATGGGGTCACAATGAAGGGATTCTACTGCAAAACAACAGTGCCTGCCGGAGCATACACGCTTGGAACAGGAGGTCTTGTGTATCATCTTCAGGAACCGCAGGAAGCGAACGGTTTCAGAGCATATATAGAGGCAGACACAGATATAAACGGCTACGGTGAGCCGGAACAGTAAAGAAAGGAGACAGACTATGAGACGTATAAGAATAGGAAACGACATCATTCTGCGCATAAGGCTTACACGCCGTGGCGGTGCTGAGAACCTCGAGGGAAAGAAAATCGGTCTTATGCTGCGCAACATTCTCGGCAGTGTGAGCCTTCCTGTAGTACAGTCAGGAGAGGAGCTGATAGCAGGATGGCAGGGCACACAGCAGCAGTGGACAGGCGCGTATACAGTGACACTTACAGAGGATTGGGGCGAGAACAACCGCAACACCGTGGATGAGGCATGCGCCTTCGAGCTTGTGTCAATAAGCAGCGACGAGGGTGTGGAGACCGGCACCGTGAACATCGAGCTTGACATGGACATCAGCGTGCCGGGCAACGGTCTGTCCGCCTATGAGATAGCTTTATTAAATGGCTTTGAAGGAACAGAAGAAGAATGGCTGGAAAGTCTAACTCCGGACGCTAATTACTACAACAAGCAGGAGATTGAAGAAAATTATTATAACAAGCAGGAGATTGAAGAAAATTATTATAACAAAGGAGAAATAGATGAATACATAAAAGAGCATCAACATGTTATACCACATCCTAAATATGTAGTTGGTAAAAATTCAGATAGCGAATTTCTGATAGACGTTTCTGAGTATGACGGATTTGATGACAATGACGAAACTAAAATATTATATTTTTACGAGGAGGAAGGAATAACCATTAATTCCGATGGTACATATAAGCTGAATTCACGCTATCGCGATAGGTGGACGTCTGATGAATTTTATAAAAGAGACAGAAACAAACGTTACTATACAGAAAGTGACTACATACCTCTGGGATTTATTAATGAAAATAACATTTATAATGATAGAATACTATCATTTTATAAATTATTATCAACAAAAGAAGCAATAGAAATTGGTCAACAGAATGGAGAATATGTACAGTCTTATTTCTATTATAGAGATAATTCTAATGGGTATTTTAAAGATAAGTGGTGGAGTATATATGCAGGAACTCCGATAAAAAATGCAATTTTAGACATTTCAAAGCTTAGAACTTCAGAGTACATTCCGGACATAAAAAATATGCCTGGAGATATAGATCGTGTTAATATATTTGCAATGTGCAGAAATTTGGAAACTGTAATTTTATATAGTAGTGATCCGAATGTCACCGAAATAGAAGAATGTTTTACAAAATCTATGTTTCAAGGTTGCAAGAACCTAAAAAAAGTAGTATTTAGAGGAGTAAAACCTAAAAATAGTGCTTTTTTGTTTGATAGAATTGATAATAAAGATTATTCGGACATTTATAATAAAAATGAAAAAAATGAAAGTTCTTTAGAAATAATATCTGACACATTAATTTCTTTTGGTAAGGGAATTTTTCAATTCTGTCCTTTTGGAGAAATAATAGGTTTAAATCTCTTTAATATAGATGATTCTGTAACAGATTTATCATACTGCTTTGGTTCCACTTGTTTTAGTAAAGATTTGTTATTACCCAGCTGCTTTTTAAGGCCAAATAATGTAGAAAAATATAGCTATTTTATAAGAAATTTTCTTTCTGGATTAGAAAAGATAAATGTAGTATCCGAAGATGGAACTATAAAAAATCAAGAATATGGTATATATATTCCCATAATCCCATCTGAAAATGTAAATTCTATACAAGTAGATAACTTAGTTGACCTACGTGATATAAATTATCCTATGAAAGTAGAATTTATTGGAAATTATGTTGGAGACAAAGTTATAAAAATAACATCCACTAAATATATTCTACCAAGCAGCAATGTAAAAAAAGAAATTTACGCGGATGAACATTTTGAGTTTACAGATTGTAGCTATATGCTTTTAGGAAGGGATATATGTGCATATTTTAAAACGTCTTTAACGGCGAATATGCGTATTGTATTTTTAGACTTACGAAAATTTAAGTGCTCACCTGAATTTTTTAATACTAAAAATACGATAGACTTTAGCAGAGGAATTAATTCAGCCGTAGAAGGATATTTTGGATTTAACGACGATAATTCTACAAGTAACGGTAGTTTAGAGCATATCGCTGAAACTGCACCAACTATAGTTGATGGTAATAAGCGAATATTAAAATTTGCATCATATCTTAAAGAAGCAGAATGGGCAGCACCCTATATTGCGCAATTACAAGAAAAAGGATATACAATAGCATAAAATTATGGAAAAGAAAACACTTACATTTACAAAATTAATAGCCAGCGAGGGTATGTGGCTAACAGATGGTAATGGTACATATTCTAAGGAAGTATTCCTTGGAAGTCTTGACAGCGAAGAAAATTGGCATGAAGAAGCCGATGAAATTGTACAACAAAAATTGAAAGAAAAAGAAGAAGCAATTAATAAGGATGCTAATGCTAATGCGTCTGTAATATAGTAATAAACTTTAAAACAAAAAAATTATGAAAGAGAAGGTAATTAAATTCGTAACAAACAGATGGTTCGGCTTCGTGGCAGGACTGGTAATCGCAATGCTGTACATGTGGCAGGAACAGAGCCTCGGCAGCGTCAATGCGTGGATAATGGGAATCATCACACCTATGCTCTTCGGAGCGTTCGCCGAAGTGGTGAGGTACGTTACCACGGAGGACACGTACAAGTGGAAGAACCTGCTGTGGTGGCTCGCGGGAGCTGTCGTAGGAGTCATTATTATGTGCATTCTGTGAAGAATGCCTGTTTTTGTTAGAGTGTGGCACGGAGGAATTAACGGTTTTCTCCGTGCCTTAAAAAGGGGTATCATGGAAATATACTGTTCTAACGACATTCCTAATACGGGCATTCAGAATGACTTATGGCCGGGTCTATAAATTCAAGTCAATATCAGATTCATGGAATTGTATAGACGGTATTTTCTTTACTACATAAAATATGAATATGGAATTGAATGGAATATTACAGGTCATTATCGGAGCGGTCGCCTCCCTCGGAGGATTCAGTCTGATAAAGTTCCTTTTCTTCATGAAACCTGAGAGGCGCAAGGCTCAGGCGGAAGCGGAGATAAAGGAACTTGAAGCTGACGAGAAAGAGATAAGCGTGATGAAACAGCTTGTTGACAGCCTGAAACAGCGTATCGAACAGCAGGACAAGAAAATAAGCGAGCTAAACGAGCGGGTTGACAAACTGTATGTTGAGAAACACGAACTGGAAAAGCTCAATAACGAACTTACGCGTGAGAACAACGAGTTGCGATTAAAACTCATGGAAGCCCGGCATAATCTCTGCGTCCGTCCTGATGACGAATGTCTGAAACGTATGCCCCCGAGGGACTACTGCCGCCTCGTAAAGCTTGCGAACCACGAATATGACAAGTATTATCCAAACATCAACGAAGATGAAAATAGCGGAGTATCTGAAAAGTCTGATAAAGGCGAACAGCCTTGACAGCAGCAAGTCATTCGCCCTTGTGCTTTCAAGCGTTGTCGGGGCTTTGGTCGGGCTGTGCGTGTGTTTCTGTCTTGTATGGGACGTATGCACCAACGGCTATCTGAAAACCGACCTCGACGCTTTGGGGCTGTTCATGCTTTGCATAGGCGGTTTCATGGCAGGAGGCGGAATAAACAAGGCTTTGAGCGAAAGAAAAAGAGATAATGTTAAACCAATAAACAAAGAGGAGGTTTCAAAATGAAAGAGAAAATCTTGAACTACATCGGACAGGACGGTCTGCTGCACATTCTATGCAGTATCGTCCTCGTGAGAGTTATTGACATTTTCTTCCCGCTGTGGGTTGCAATTATCGCAACAGTCGTTATCGGCTTGGCAAAGGAGCTCATATGGGACAAATGGCTCGGCAAGGGGACTTTTGACAAGAAAGACCTGCTGTGCGATTTAACAGGAATCATTATAGGTTGTATGTAAAATTATGGAGGATTGATTCATGCTGGTATTGATTGACAACGGACACGGAAAGGACACCGCAGGAAAGCGGTCGCCCGACGGGAGATTAAGAGAGTATGCCTATGCGCGTGAAATAGCGGCAAGGCTTGAACAGGCGTTAAAAGAGCGTGGCATTGAAGCCATAAGGATTACGCCGGAGGAAAACGACATATCATTGGCTGAGCGTTGCCGTCGGGCAAACAGATACGGAGCAGACGGAGTGATTCTTGTCTCCATACACTGCAACGCGGCTGGTGCCGACGGCAAATGGCATGACGCCAGAGGATGGTCGGCTTATGTCTCGCGCAACGCTTCAAAGAAGAGCAAAGAGCTCGCCTGCCGTCTGATTGACGCGGCAGAAAAAGAAGGGTTGAAAGTCCGAAGATACTCACAGGATGAGCCGTATTGGACACAGAATCTCGCAATATGCCGTGACACAAACTGCCCCGCAGTCCTGACAGAAAACCTTTTTCAGGACAACCGGGAGGACGTGGACTATCTGCTGAGCGAGAAAGGCAAGCAAACCATTGTGGAGCTGCATGTGCAAGGCATCGTGGCGTACTTCGGGAAAGTGTGAACTCGTTTCCAAAATGGAAATAACTGACGACGATTGCAAATTCCGCAACCGTCGTAAAGGCGTTCTTTGACATTGTGGGTTGCCGTTAAAAATACAATATTTTCGAAAAATTATATACAATTATTTGAGGAAATTATATATCTTTGCACCATATAAGAAGCCCTTACGGCAATAAGGGCTGAAATTACAGACGGTGTGCCCGTCTTAAATTTAAATCATATGGCAAAGATAAATAATAATTTTGAGAAACGAAAACGCATCACGAAAAATGAAGCGTTGGAACTGCTAAAAGATTGTTATGAGGACATCTTCAAGGCGTATTACGCAGGTTTGGCAAATTACAATGAAGAAGTAAATATGACCATACCTGAAGCAAGGACAAGGCTTGTAGGTCCTTTGCTTAACGCAAAAATAACAGAGAGTTTCATTCTCACATTTCCCGAGAACTGGAACAAAGGCAAATACGGAAGGATAATATTCAGATGGAACGGTGTGCTCATGCTCATCAAGAAATTGAACAAGAATGACAAGCCGTCTTACATTCCGACAATACTTTCAGATTCGATTGTCAACCAATACCAATTGCCGCTTTTCCAAGGCGATGAAGGCAAGGAAGAGCCGATATTGATTTTCGGATATACAAAGGACGGTTTCGGGCAGCTCATAAACCCGAGAATTGTCTTGTATGACGATGGGGTTCAATGGACTGCCTATATGGAAGACGGTGTGAATGTACCGGTTGCCAATACAGACACGCAGGAGATTGTTGTCCGCCTGAAAAAGAAAGAGACAGGAGAAAAGAAAGCAGAATAACAGCAGGGCACACCGTCTGTTAAAAAAAAGAACTATAAAAGCAATGTCTTATGAAATGTGAGCAGCTTACATTCGCAAGGGAATACAGGGGATTCACGCAAACCGCACTCGCGGCAAAAGTCAAAGGGCTGTCGCAATCCAACCTGTCAAAATACGAAAAGGGGTTTGGCGGGCTGTCTGACAACATGCTTGGTTTGATTATGTCCACGCTTGATTTTCCGATGAAATTCCTTGACATGAATATTGTGAACAAGGTTGACAGCAAGCATTACAGGAAAAAGGCAACCATAACCGTAAAGACACGCAACGAGATAGACAGGACAATATCCCTGATTGCGTATTGTTTTGATTGGCTTAGTGAATTTGTCGAGATACCTGACTATTCATTTGGATACTACGACATGGACAACGGCATAAGCCCGGAGGAACTTGCCGGGCACATAAGGAACAAATACAGGCTCGGCATGTCGCCTATATCCGATATTTGCAATTTCCTTGAGCGCAATGGGGTATTCATTTACATGTGGGACAGTCCTAACGACGAGTTTGACGGGGTATCCCTGATAACTGACGCAGGCAATCATCTTATCATTGTGAACAGGAACAGAAGCAACGACAGGGTAAGGTTTACGCTTGCACATGAGCTGGGACACATACTGATGCACGAGTGCCCAAGTTTCCCGGTATTCAGCATTAGAGACAAGGAGAAAGAGGCGAACGCTTTTGCATCAGAGCTCCTTCTCCCCTCCCAGGCTGTCAGAAACGCCTTGCACAATGTCAGGCTCGGACAGTTCCCTGAGCTGAAACGGTATTGGCTTGTTTCCATGGCATCACTTTTGGAAAAGGCAAAAAACATAAACGCCATTGCAAGTGAGAAGTACAAGTCTATGAGAA